CACCGGGTTGGTCGGGGTGATGGCGTCCGACGCGAGCACGCCCGAGACCACGTTGTCGATGATCGGCGCCAGAGGCGTGCCGGTCTGTTGCTGCGCCGGCCCGCCGGCGCGGCCGCTCCACGGCGGCGGCACCTCGGCATCCACCAGGGCCTCGATTTCGGCGGCGTGGTCGATCAGGGTCAGGCGGGCCGCGAAGTCCTCCATTGCCTCGAACCCCTTCACCGTCACCGGGAAGCTCTCCCGAGCGGCGGGGCCGAACATCGCGAGCTCACCCGATGGATCGTCGTCGGTCGGCCCGGCCGGCACATCACCGGTGCCGGTCAGACGAACTGCGTGCGTCGTCCCGGGCAACGTGGCGACAGTCCGGAGCAGGCTGGCGCCGTCGGCGCGTCGGAACCGGAGCGCGTAGGACTGGCCCGCCACCATGGTCACGGCCTCGTCGAGGTAGACCATGACGCTGCCGCCCACCGACGTGACCGCCGTCACCCGGCCCGAGACCATCGTGCTCTCCAGCACGTCGTGGCTCAGCTGGGCGCGGTCGCCGCGGCGGATGGTCAGCGCCTCCCAATCCAGGTTGACCGTGTGGGTGTCGGGCCGGTGGATCAGCTCGTACTGGCGCTTCCGGGCCTCGCGCCACACCATGTCGGGGTTCGTGACCCCCGGCATCTCCAGCTTCTCGGTGATCCGGATGTCGCCGCTGTGGCCCGGCCAGGGCACCAGCCGCTCGGCTTTGGCGAACCCGTTGGTCTCGTCGAGGAAGCTGACCCGGAAGGCATCGGGGAAGACAGCATAGGGCCTCTTGCCCTGGTAGCTCCAGCTGTTCCGCGGGCTGATGTGGGCCGAGACCACCGACAGTGCCCGATCGATCACCACTTGCCAGACCTCGCCGGTATCGTGCGGGCTTGCCCTGCCGGCGGCGGCGATATCGCCCAGCACCTCAAGGACGCTGGCTTCGTAGTCGTGCACGCGGTTGTAGGTCAGTCCCTTGGCGGAGCAGAACCGGTGCCAGTCCTCGAGCGCGCCGATCTCGGCCAGCGTCAGCGGATAGGCGATGGCGGGGCCGGCCAGCACGTAGCGGAACAGCGAGGCCGGGTTGTTGGTCTCGCGAGGGATCCACGTGCCGCTGGCCTCGTCCCAGTCCGGGCAGATGGAGGTCACGTCGGCGTTCAGGGCGTCGAGCGTGCCGTTGAGTTGCCCCGTCGCCCGGATCCGGCAGGCGGCCAGCGCCAGCGGCTGCGGGAAGTCGATCGGGTATTCGGGGCGGAACGAGCGCAGCACCGACCATACCGTGGCGCCGTGGCGCTGGATCGTCTTGTTCGACTGGTCAGCCTCGTCCCAATCGGTGGTGGAGCGGGTCAACTCGATGTCGTATCGGCCGCGCTCCAGGAAGATGATCGGCGTCGTGCGGGTAAGCGCCTTCGCCTTGTTCGATGTGATACTGATCGCGGGGCCGTTCACCCAATTGTTTGTGCCGGATTTGCAGTAGCGTACACCGATATTGACTGTGAAATTCTGGTAGGCGCCGTCCTTGTTGACTTGGTAGATGCCGGTACTTGTGATGTCGATCTCGCAGCCGGTGCAGTCCGAGGCCGTTGTGCGGATCTGCGGGCCGCCCGTCGGCACCACGCTCGTCTTGAGCGCGACCGACAACGCCTCCTCGAGCACCTGTTGCGGGTAGAGAGTCAGCCGCTCATCGTCCACGCCGCCGAGGCGCGTTTCGAGGGTGATGTCGGTGAAGCGCTCGACCGGCGTCTCACCGATGCGCCAGTTCCGCACCGCGAGGGGACCGTAGCCGAGGAGGAAAGCCGCCACGACGTAGCGCTCATCACCGACGGCCTGGGTGTAGGGCGTGGCGGCGTAGGGCGGCGCGAACCGCACCTTGCCCAGGACCAGCGGCACCGGCGCATCCGGCGTCAGCTGGTTCTGCAGGCCCTGGATGGAATAGCTCGGCTTGTCCTTCGCATCGGCCCGCGGCGGGATCAACGCGTTGATGAGCAGCGTGCCGGCCAGCAACGTCGTGCCGGTGATGCCTGCCGATAGCAGCGTGGCGAGCGAGCCGCTGGCGGCGCCCGGCAGGCCGAGCAAGCTGCCGGCGAGGAGCGGCCCGTAGAACTGCCCGAGGGCGAGGGCGCCCACCGTCACCGCGATGGTGAGCACGTTGCGCGCCGCGTCGCCGGCCGGGATCGGCTGGATCAGCAGGTGCGTCCCGGCCCGCGGGCGGGTGCTGCGCCACATCCCGATAGGCACCACCCGGCCGTCGATCGTCACCCGGAGGCGGTCGCGCAATTCTTCGGCGAGGCCCGGGAAGGCAAGCGCGACGATCTCCGCGATGCTGCAGCCGGGCGGCGAGACCATCTCGCGCCGACGGCTGGCGTCGAACAGGCTATCGAGGGCGAGGACCGAGACGTCACGCTGCACAGGAGCGGTCCATCATCTCGGCGTGCCGGTAGAGGCCGGAGAAGCGCGAGGCCCACCGGCGCGCGCGCAGGTCGAGCACCGCGCTGTCGTGGCCTTGGGTGATGTGCAGCGCCTGGGTGGGGGTGCAGACGAGGCCAACGTGCGAGTCGAGCTCGCCGACGCGGAACACCGCCACGTCGAACTCACGCGCAGCCGTGACCGGCACGGGGCGCCAGAGAGCGCCGGCAGCCTCGCCGCTGATGGTCGCCGCGATCTGCTGGCGCTCGGCCGGGCAGGCGCAGAGACCGGCGTAGGACGGCAGGGTAATCCCCAGCACCTCGCGGTAGACGAGGACGCAGAGGCCCCAGCAGGACACGCCGTCGGGCGTGTCGCCGGTCTCGGCCCAGGGAAGGCCGACGTAGGGGGTAGACCAGTGCATCATCGAAACAGCCCCGGGAACCGGGCCTTGCTCATCCGCCCGGACGGCATCGGCTCGTTGGCGAACGATTCGCGCGACACGTCCAGCGAGATCCGCCCGGCATCCCAGGTGCCGAGCGTGCCCTTGAGGTTGAGGTATCGGGCCTCGATCACGTCAGGAGTCGCCGCCATCACGATGGTGAGGTCGGCCGACGGCGGCGAGAGGATGGACCGCAGCGGCTCGATCATGCCGGAGGTGACGTTCTCGAACACCAGCGTGGTCTTCGGCGCCGAGCCGCGCTGATCGTCCGGCCAGACCGCGCCCATCAGCACGAACAGGTAGTCCTCGCCCTGGTGCCTGGTGCCGTAGACCAGCGGGTCGGTGGTGATCCGCACCGTGGGGTCGCTTGAGAGCAGGATCGGCTCCGGTAATTCGGGATGCCGGATCGTCGTCAGCATGACGGGGATCTGGTCCGTCTGCGCCGCGTTCGCGGCCGTGCGGGCGTTGAGGGAGATCAGCCGAGGCATCAGGGCATGATCACCAGCGGGAAAGCGGCCGTGTAGGCTATGCCGCGCTGAAGCGGAGTGAAGGAGGGCGGAGCGTCCCCGGCCATCACCAACCACCAGGCGGTGTTGATCAGCGGCCGGCCCTGATCGTCCAGCAGCTGCAGCCCATCGTCAGCCAGCAAAGCCAGCGCATCATGCGTCTGGTCGGGCATCAGGAACGGCAGGCTGCCGCCCCCGATTTCCTCCCACCAGAACCGTTCAATCCGCGCCTTGCCATCGGGCGAGACGCGGAACGAAGCCGCGATCGGGCGCGCCACCGCGGAGAAGCGCCGGCGCACCTTCATCGGGCCGGTTTCCATCTGCGTGCGCAGCCGGCCATCGCCCAGGCTCTCGCTGTAGCCTGAGGCGAGGACGCGCTGCGGCAGCTCGGCAGGCCAGACGATCAACGCTGGATCCTCCGCCCGCTCTGCGCCAGCGCCTCGCGACCCTGAGGAGTGCCGGCGCCGGCCACGAAGGTGTCGCCGATCGTCATCTCGATGCGGCGACGGCCTTGCTCATCGGTGCCCCAGCGCGCGGGCGCTTTCTGCTCCTGGGGCGTGCCGGTGTTGATGAAGGCGATGCCGGGGATCGCGTCGTTGCTGGGTCCCATCATCGCCCGGCTCGGCATCGTAAAGGTACCGCGGCCGACAACGCCGCCATCAGCATAGCCTCGCAGACCGCCCCGGCGGATGGCATCAACGACCGCAACGCCACCATGCCGCGCAACGTCGTCTTGCGAGTAGACCACCTCACCGCGGTGCACGAAGCCAGCAACGTCGTACCGGTCGCCAGGGCCGGTGTAGCCGCCGACGTCGAACTTCCCGCCCCCGATCACCGAGGCGATCGTGCCCAGGAAGCCGTTGCTGTTGGCTGCTCCGCCCTTGGTGAAGGCGTCGAAGAACGCCGAGATCGTGCGATCCGATGCGGTCTGCAGGAGCTTGTCGGCGAAGCGCCCGGTCACGTTTGTGAGCGCTGAAGTGAGCGATACGCCCTGGCGCAGATCGCCAAGCATTCCCGAGAAAGCGGAACTGGCAAGATCCTTGGTCTGCTTCAGATTGTCGTTGAGGCGCAGCCCGTCTGCCTCCTGCGAGTCGAGGCCGAGCCCGGTCCCCCGCAGCCGAGAGGCAACCGCCTGCTCGGACTGGGTGCGGCCTATCTGAGCGCGATCGAACAGGATGTCCTTGCCAATTTGACTGCGCTGCAGGTTCGCCTGCGCCTTGGCGTAGGCGTCGGCGGTTTCCAGGATGACCTTGCGCTGCGCTTCCATCTCGGGGGTCATCTGGCTGGCCGAAGCCTTGACCAGGTCCTGCGCCGTCGCGAAGGTGCGCCCGATGGCGGTGCCACGCTGGATCTCATCGTTCAGGAGTTCCTGAACCTTCTGCCGGCGCGCCTCCGCCTCCGTCGTCTGCTCCGTCAGCGTGGTCCGACTGCGCACGTCCGCGGTCTCACGGTCCGAGGCCCGGATGTTCGGCGCGCTCTTGTTGATGACCCTCTCGGCATAGTCGAGGACGTTGCCGACCGTCCGACCGCCGCCGACGATGGTCGGGTTGGCACGCGCCGCGTCGCTGCCGAGGATCGATGCCGCCGAGGCGCCGCGATCCGCCCGCAGGAGATCGACTGCCCCTTGAGCGCCGGCGAAGTGCGCGAGGTAGAGGTTGCGGTCGGTGGTGGCGAGGCCGGCCTTTTCCAGGGCTCGTGAGTTCTGCTCGGTCAGGGCCCGGATCAGCTCGATGCTGTCGCTGCGGTCGGTCCGGCGCGCCAGGATCTCGTCCCGGGACATGCCGGCGGCCCGCTCGGGGAACCGCTCCTTGAACAGGGCGAGCCAAGTCCTTTCGATGAACTGGCCGAGGCCGGTCGCCGTCGAGCGGCTGTTGCGCACATTCGGATCGCCGCCGCTCTCGGCACCGATGACGCGGTCCATGTAGGAGCTGACGTTCTGCGAGCGCTCGGCCCGGACGGCAGTCTCCTTCTGGATCGTGTCGGTGTCGAGGTTGAGGGAGCGCTGCAATCCCTCTCTCGCCAAGGCGTTCTTCAAGGCAGCGTCCCGCGCGGCTGTCATGCCGACAAGATCTCGGGCGTCGGCGTTGCCGATGCGGGCCTCGTAATCGGCGCGCACCTGCGCCGAGGATGGCCCGGTCACGTCAATGCCGAGCTTGCGCACCTCGTTGTTGTACTGCTCCTGACGATCGGCCAGTGCGCGATCGACAGGGTTCAGGCGCTGGGTCGCGGCCCGGTTGGCAAATTCCGACGCACGCACCTGTGCCGCGATGGTGGCACTGCCGAAGCGCTCCATATCCTCGGTCATCGTGCGCAGCTGCGCCGACACGCGCCCGAAGGCGCCCTCGGTCTCCGCCAGGGCCCGCGGGCCGAGACCGAAGGTGATCGGGTCGGAGAGGGCGCGGCGCAGGCGCTCCGCCGTGCCTTGGAGCTTGTCGAGTTGCGTCTGCTCGGGATCGAGCGAGCGGACAAGGTCACCGATCTCTCGCGACCGCTGTGCCGTCTGCGCCCGCTCGGTTTGCTGCGCTTGCCGGGCCTGGATCCCGCGCAGGCGTGCGATCTCCTCCCGCAGCTCATTGGCCGGGGCGTCTACCCTGTAGTCGAGGAGCCCGCCAAACCGGCCGCGCAGGCTCTCGGTCTGCTCAAGCTGCGCCTGGAGATCCTTGATCCGCTCGTCCAGCGAGCCGCCGGTCAGCACCTTGTCCAGCTTCTCGCCGACCATGTCCCAGACGTTGCCGAACACGCGGCCGAACGCCGAGGTCTTGTCGCCGAAGGCCCCGGTCAGCTCGCTCGCCTTGGTCAGGGCCGCAGCGTAGGCGTCGAACCCCACACGCTGGGCGGCGAGCCGGTCACCCTGCTCGGAAAGCCGACGGACGGTTTCCCGGGTGCGATCGTCCAGGAAACCCAGCTTCTCGTTCAGGGTGTCGAGCCCGCGGACCAGATCCGGATTGCCGAACGCCTTGGCGAGGTCGGTGTTGGCGTCGCCCACGTCCTGACCGGTTGAGGCCGCATAGTCGCGTGCCGTCCGGGCGAGGCCGGCATACATCTCGACGCCGATGCGGCCGGTCGAGGCGTACTCGGCCGAGAACTGCCGTGCCTGCCGAACCGAGACCTCGCCGGAGGCCGCTGCGGCCTGGGCCGCAGCGTTGATCAGCGTCGCGCTCGCACCGGAGGCCCGGCCAACACCGGACAGCGCGCGCTCGGTCTCGCGCATCGAGTTCTGATAGGACAGGACCGCGGCCGTGCCGGCGACCGCCGCGGTGGTCACGACACCAAGCGCGCCGCCGACGAAGCCGATGCGGGAGACGAAGCCGGTCACCGCCTCGCTCGCCTGCCCGAGCGCACCCTTGATGCTGGCTGAGCCGGGCCCGGCAAACACGGGCGCGATCTGCCCGCCCTGCTGCAGCAGGATGGTGAGCGGGGACATGCCGCTCGCCGCCGAGGCGACGATGTCCGTACCCTGATAGAGCAGGTTCTGCGCCTGGAAGCCGGTCAGCCGGCCATCGCCGCGGGCGCGCTGGTCGGTCACCTGCCGGGCGAAGGCATCCTTGGTGGACTGGATCGCCGCCGCGCCCTCGGCTTGCGTTAGGGCACCGGTCCGCACCGCCTGCCGGATCTCGGCGAGCTGCCCCAGATATTCGCGCTGAGCGGCGAACAGCGGGCTGTACTTGGCCCGCAGCCGGTCGAGCTCGTCGCCGTAGGCCACGACGTCGGCGCCGCGGTTCGGCACGATCATCTGGCCGGCGATCGCTGCCTGCGCGCTGGCCTTCTGGGCGAGGCCGGCACGCTCCAGGCGCTGAGTGCTGTCCTCGAACGTGCGCACCGCCGCGAGCCGCGCCGCGGCCGCCTTGTTGGCCGAGAGGGCGCCGATCTCCTCCGCCCGGGCGATATCCGCCAGCGCGGCCGAGTAGCGGGCGCCTGCCGCCGCCATCGGATCGAAGCGGCTCTGGAGCGTCGCGACCTCGCGCGACAGCACCTCCGCCCGGCGCGCCGCCTCGTCGGCGGCCCGGGCCTGCAGCTCGAACACGGAAGCCGAATCGCGCGCGGCCCCGACCGAGCCCTGCCCGATGCCGAGCACGGCGTTGATGTTCGCCTGCGCCCGGGCCTGCGTCTCCGCCTCGCGCGCAGCCGCCGCCAGTCGCTGGAACTTCGCGGTCTGCCGGTCGACGGCAGCGCCGGCCGCGTCGCTCGCGGCTGCGATCTTCTGGAAGGCGGCCTGGCCGTCCTGACCGGTTTCGGTAAGGACGCGCTTGACCTCGGCTCCACCCTCGATGCCGAGGCGGATGGCGACGCTAGTCGGCATTCTCGCTCTGCTCCTGGTAGGCCTTCACGATGAAGGGCTCGACATGCGGCAGGACGTCGGCGAGGAGCGCGGAAGTCGCGCCCATGGCGTCGGCCAGCGCCAGCACGGCGCCGAAGTCGAGGGCGTAAGGAGCGCCCATGCCGGCCCGGACCTGCCCGCCGCAGCGACGAATCACGGCCCAGGCCGTCAGGCCCTCATCCGTGGCGGGTGCGTGCTCGCGGTACGGGCAGGCCTCACACTCTACGCCGCAGGCGTCGCAGTATCCGGCGCCGCCACCGAAGTGCCACCGGACGAGCTCGACGATGCGTTTTTTTCCGCGTCCCTCGCGAGGGCCGGCGCGACGTAGAGGTTGTCGATCTGGTCGTAAGCCGGCCAGTTCTCCATCAAGAGATCGACCGCCTCACGAGTGACTGGAATCGGCTGACCGTCGGCATCACCGACGCCCTCCCACTCCATGATGCCGCGGTGGGCGAGTTCGCGCACGAGAGCGATGTTGGCGCGGGGGCCGACGTCGTCCTGATCCTCGTCGCGGAACACCTTGCCGACCGCCTCGCGGGCGACCAGCATCGAGGCGACGGTGATCGGCCGGAAGCGGATCCGGACGCCCGGCAAGATGTCGAGCCAGAACGGCTCGACCGACTGGGAGAGCTTGAGCATTTTTTCTCGCGGAGAAAGAAGCGATCGGACGCTGATGTACGATCATCTTGCCGGTCGGCAGGTTCGCAACGATCCCCAGGCCCGCGGGGAACTTCGCTCAGAGTGGCGAGCAAAGCTAACGCACGGCAGGTGCGAAGCCACTGCCGTGCGATCCATCCCCGCACGAGCGGGGTCATGCCGTTGTACCGAGGGCCGCGCCCGGAGGGCAAGGGATTTGCCGGCCGGAACGCGGTCCGTACCAGGCTCAGTATGTCGCGACGTTGTTGATGAGCGTGGCGGTGACGGTCTTGCCGAGCGTCATATCTTTCGCCGCCTGCCACGCGAAGGTGGCCTGCACCCCATTCGGGCCGGTCACCGGCGTCTTGGCGCGCGGCAGGTAGACGGCGTGCGCCGTGAACACGAGCGAGCGCGCCGCGTCGGTGACCCAGCCGAAGGTGAGCTCCACAGGCGCGCCCGAGGTCGCCTGATCGAGTAGCGTGGTGTCCCGGAACCGCACCGCGATGTTGCCAGACATGCCGACCATGCCGGGGTCGGCGTCCTCGATCCGGCCATCACCGCGGATGACCTCCACCTTGTCGAGGTTGTTGGTGTAGGTGAAGTCGGCCGACACGACGGATCCGAGCGGCTGGCCGCCCCGGGTGATGGCACCCTGGAACGGGCTGAACCGCTCCACGCTGGCCTCGGCGAGCGTGCCGGCGGCCGACGCCACCAGCTTGTTCTCGCCCTGCGCGATCAGGCCGAGCGTCGCGGTGAGCAGGCCGGAGCGCTGCATCTGCACCCGCATGGTGTTGCCGCGCACGCCGAAGTTCTGGCCGTAGCTCGGCACCTCCGGCAGGCCGACCTCCACCGTCATCGAAGGGAGGGCGACGGCGCCGGACGTGAACACGTGGGTGCGCACGCCGGTGGCATCGGTGCTCGACGGCGCGCCCATGAACAGCTTCAGCCAGTTGCCGAAGTTGCGCAGGTCGATCGGCACGACCACGTCGCCGTCGTTGTTCACGACGTCGCGGGTCGGCGGCAGCGGCTCGCGGCCGTAGCCGAGAAGGTCGCTGGCGATCAGGCCCTGCTCCTCGCCGAGGTTGGACGAGACGAAGGGCAGCTTGCGAAATCCGCTGGTGGGCGGGACGCCGTAGGTGGTCTCGAAGGCAGCCGCCATGATGGCGTTCGCTCCGCGGGCGCGAGCCATGGTTTTCTCCTCGGGTTTCAGTTCAGGGGATCGGTGGTGCCGTAGACGGCGACGATCTCGACCAGCGCCAGGCGCGAGACGGCTGCGCCTTCCGCAGTCAGGGGCTCGGTGGTGGCTGCCTGCACCATCAGGTAGTCGCAGAGGCCGCGGAGGGTCCGATCCGCCGCCACGGCCGCGCCGATGGCCTGCAGCATGGCGTCCAGCCGCAGCTCGGCGCTGACGGTCCGGCTCTTGAGCGCAGCGACGTCGACCGGGATGGCGTGCTCGTAGATCCAGGTGGTGGGATTCAGCGTGACCTCGGGCTCGCCCGGGTCGCCGTCGTCCATGTTGACGAAGCCGTTCGCCGGAATGGCCTCGGGCTTCACCTCGTTGCGGAAGTGGGAGGCCTTCGGCAGGGCGGCCTTCAGCAGGTCTGAGACGCCCTGCAGGACCTGTTCACGCTTGCTCGGCATGGGCGTCCGGTCAGTTGCAGATCACGCGCACGGTCGAGGCCGTGCCGGTGTCGGCCTGCCGGAACGGCGTGCCGGAGAGGGCAATCGTGCCCTGCGAAATCTTCACCGCGACCGTCGCACCCGATGCGGTCTGCGAGGTGACACCGCCGGTCACCATCTGCTGCACGCCGCCGATCGTGATCCACCCCGGGATCACGTCCACGTCGGGCGTCGCGGTACAGGCGGGCCAGGTGAAGGTGGCGACGCCGCTCGCGTTAGCGGGCTGGGTGTAGCGCTCGACGCGCCGCGGCTTGCCGTCGGCGCCCGTGGGGCCAGCCGGACCGGCGGGGCCAGTGTCGCCCGCCCGACCTGCGGCCCCGGCCGGACCAGGCACGCCCTGAGGTCCAGGGTTGCCCTGTGGACCAGCAAGTCCTGCGGGGCCGCGCTCGCCATTCGGTCCAGGCGCTCCCGGAAGTCCTCGCTCACCAGGATCTCCTTTCGGGCCAGGTACCCCGGGCTCGCCCTTTTCGCCGTGCAACCCCGGCGGGCCGGCGGTGCCGGGCACCCGGGCCGCGGCGGGCGTCGCCAGGAACGCGGCACAGAGCGCGATGTGGAGCGCACGCATCAGCCACCGTTCCCGTACATGAGCTCGAATTCGCAAGTCATGCCGGTCAGGTCAGCCGGGTAACCCGGGATCGGCACGATCATGATGGAGACGATTCGGTTCGGGCCGCCCATCGGGTTAGCGGCGCTGCCCAGGGTCTCTGCGCCGCGGCCGAATCGCGTTCCGCTGAACCGGTCGATCGTCCCCGTGCGGGAGGTGACCCGCGCCACGCCCGGGTACTCGGTCGCGACCGCGACCAGCGGTTCGATCGCCGACACGCTGGTGATCCGGACGTCCGCCGCGGCGCACGGGTTGTAGGCCCGATAGGTGGTGGTGCCGGCCGGCTGGGTGACCAGGAACTGCTGCGGCGACGAGGTCGCCGGGAAGATGAAGCCGCTGCCGGTCGCCCGAACGAACGGCATGACCATCGTCCGGTTCGGATCGGGGAACGAGACCACGCGGCCGTCGGCGCCGTAGATCGCGACCGGCTGCAGTTGCACGCTCTGCGCCGCGCCGGGCGCCACGGTCGGCGGCGGCTCGGCCAAGGCAGGCGCGATGAGCAGCAGGAGCAGGGCGACGAACGGAGAGAAGCGCGCCATGGCGACGTCCTCGGATCAGGCCTGCCAGTTGGCGGCGATGGCGGCGGGCACGCGCTCGGCCCAGGCCCTGGCCGTCGTGTCGATGTCGAGCCGCTTGCGGAGCTTGGCCTGGCGCACCAGGACGAAGATCACCACGAAGGTGCGCCCCTTCGCCGGGCCGGCCTCGCGGATCGGGCGGAACCCCTTGCGGCGCTGGAAGCGCGCGGCCTGCCGGCGGTAGAAGGCATCCGCGACCAGCACGCCGCCGCTACGGGTCGGGATGAACCGCAGCTTCGTGCCGGTCTCCCGCTCCCACGCTGCGGGGGACAGGGTGTTGTCGGTCGAGCCCTTCGTGCGCCGCTTCGACAGCTGCCGGACGCCGGCATTGGGCGTCGGAATCGCGAGGTACTTGCCGCCCTTCGCGGTGATCGTCACGCCGCGATCGAAGGCGTCGATCAGCTTCGGGGCGTTCGAGGAGACGTAGGACGCGGCGTCCGCGCTCTCGCCGGTCTTCGGGAAGGTCTGCCCGCGCCAGGTGTTGGCGAGGCGCGGGCCAAGCCCTGCGTCGCGCACCTCGGCGCGCAGGTCCTCCTTCAGCCCGTCGGTGACCTGGCGCATGCCGGCGGTGACCGAGCGGGCGATCTGCACCTCGGCGCCAGACAGCGCGCCGCGGATGTCCGGCGCTCCGGCGGTGAGCCTCACGGCCCCTCGTCCTCCGGATCGTCCTCGGCGATGGGCGCCACCTCGCAGGTCCGCACCAGCCGGTGGCTGTCGATCGTGGCGAGCCCGATGACCTCGAACAGGCCCCCGGGCTCGCCGTCTTCCGCTTCCACTTGGAAGGTGTCGCCCTTGGCCGGGGCCGGCACCTCGGACAGGCGGACGTCGATCAGCATGGCGTCGAGGTCGAAGCGGTTGTCGCCCACCCCGATAACCGCCTCCGGCGAGCGCCGGCGGATGCGGACGAGCCGGCCATTGCCGGCACCGCCCGCGCGCCACACGGCGTCACGACTGAGGTTCGGATCGTCGAAGAGGGCGTCCACCGCCATCGACAGAACGCTCATCGTGCGGCGCGCTGCCCCTTGCCGGCGTCGGCCTCGGTCTTCGCCTTCGAGTTATCGCCGACCTGCTTACCCTGGTCGGCGCCCGGGCCGCCCTCGCTATCGGCCACCGGGGCATCGACACCGGCGCCGGCGTCCGAGCCTTCGGCGACCTCGTGGGTGCCGGCGGCGAGCGCCGCCTGCGCCTCGTCCCAGCCCATGGTGACGGGCTCGGCGTCGGTCTTGCCCTTCTCGCGCAGCTTCATGGCGCATCCTCTCGATGAAGGCCTGCTGTGCAGGCGTCAGGACGATGGAGCCGCCCAGGATGCCGGGCGGCCAGTGGTCGACCTCGTCGGTGACGAACATGCGGGCGGGCCGCACGCTGTGCCGGTCAGTTCGAGGTGGTGCCGCGCACCAGCAGCGCCGGGCGCTTCACGAGCGGGAGCGGGTTGGACTCGGTGTGGATGTCCATGCCCTTGCCGAACTTCTTCGGCTCGAGCGGCGCCACGAACACCTCGGCGTCGCCGATCGCCGGCGCCTGGTTCACCGCCGACCAGAAGTCGGGCGGCGCCCAGTAGTTCGTGAAGGTGTCGGTGGTGCCGAGCGGGAAGAACCGCACGTCGCCGGCCGGCACGAACCGCTCGGGCACGCTGGTGGTCCCGTCCTCCTGCACGTAGGAGGCCGAGCCGCGGTATTCCTCGAAGGTGATGCCGCCGAAGGTGAAGCCCTTGCGGACGTCCTCGCGCAGGATCTGCGGCCCCGACTGGTAGTACTTGAAAGCCTCCTTCACGCTCGCGTGCGAGGTGAACTTGCGGAACCACTCGGGCGAGGCGAGCGCATGCACGCCGGTCATGGTCTCGCCGAGGAGGTTGTCCTCCATGTAGCCGGTGACGTCCTGGCACTTGCCGAGCACGTCGGTCGAGGAGGTGCCCAGGGCGAAGTCCACCACCTGCTGCGTCACGCCGAACGCGGCGAACAGGTCGAGGATGACCGAGCCGTCGTAGTCGCGGATCACGCCCTTCAGCGCGTCCATCCGCAGCTTCTCCAGCGTGATCGCGTGCTTGTTGCGCATCACGATCAGCTTCCGGTTCAGGAAGCCCAGCACGGTCTCCAGGCCGGCGATGCCGTTCGGCGTGAGCGCCAGCATGTTCTGGACGTCGGTCGCCAGGACGCTGTCCTCGTGCGGGATGTGCGGCACCGGGAACGCCTTCGGCTTCTGCCGGCCGCGGGTGCCGAGCGACGCCGGGGCGCCGCGCGGCCGGGTGGGCAGCAGGTTCAGCACGCCGTTCTCGAGGATCACCGTCACCGTGGTGGTGGCGATCGGCTCGGGCCGGAACAGTCCGAGCGCGTTGATGCGCCCGTAGGCGTTCGGCACCAGCGTGATGTTGCCGGTGAGGGCGGACGCCGAGAAGGCGTCCTGGTTGAAGATGTCGAGGATCTCGGGCATCGCGGATCAGGCCCCCTGGCGGACGATGATGCCGACCGCGCCGAGCTGGGCGTTCGCCGCTGCGCGCTTCGTAGCATCGTTGATGGTGGCCCCGTAGGTGAGGCCGTTATGGCTCGCGATGGCGTGCCGGGACACGATCACCGCCTTGGCGTCGGCGCTCGTCGCGTCGACCGGGAACAGCAGCACCGCCACGGCGGTCTGCGAGCCGTCGGAACCGGCGGCAGCGGCCGGCACATACTTGCCGGTCGCGGCGACCTTGGCGAGCACGGTGCCGGAAACGAGCTTGCCGGCGCCGGAGGCGATGATCGCCGTGTCGCGGCTGCGGTAGGAGCCGTCCTCCGCCTTCAGCCAGTCGGAAGCGACGATCGCGGTCTCGAGGAGGGCCATGGGTCAGGCGTCCTTCTTCAGGCCGGCGCGGCGGAGCTCGCGCTCCATGCTGCTGGCGGAGGCGGTGAGGCCGGCGTTGCCCTGGGCCGTCGGGATGTGGGAGCGGATCGAGGTCTTCTCCTCGGCCGCGACGAAGCGCTCGAAGAAGCTCGCCCGGGCCTGCTCGACCGTCTTGCCCTCGGCGAGGAGCTTGTCGGCGGCGTCGGCCGGGATCGTCGGATCGACGCGGCGGGCGTGCTCCACCACCGTCTTCATCTCGCCGGCGGCGTTGATGCGCGTCCGCGCCTCGTCGACCGAGACGCCCTCGGCGATCAGGGCGGAGGCCATCGACGGCACGCCGCCGTTCACGCAGAGCTTGGCGATCTCCGCCGCGTCGGCGCGGGTGCTGGCGCTCGACGTCGAGCGATCCGCCTCGGCCTCGGCGGCGGCGATGTCGCGATCGAGGTCTGTCACCTTGCCGGCGGCGGTGTCGAACTCGCGCTGTTCGTCGTCGGTCATCGAGCGGCCGCGGGCGGCGGCGGCAAGCTCGGTCATGCGGGAGGAGGCCTTCGCGCGATCATGGCGAAGGCCCGCGAGATCACGCGGCATTCGGTACTCCTGGGGTGGGCGGATGGGCGGGCGATGTGCCCTGGCCCGGCTCGGCCGGGATGGGAGGCGCGGCTACCGCCGCGTGGCGCGGACGGCGCGCTCGTTGGCGGCGGTCCGGCTCAGATCCTTGAGGGTGGCGTCCTGGGTCCGGACGCGATCGGCCATGCCGGCGGCGACGGCATCGGCGCCGACCTTCATGCCGCCGGCGCCGAAGTCGGTGCGGACTCGCGCCGGGGTGGTCTTCCGACCGCGCGCCACGTCGGCGATGAACTGCGCCTCGATGCCGTCGAGGAGCGCCCGCACCTGGCCGGCACCGTCCTCCGACTGCGGGTCGGGCCGCTTGTTCGGCGCGTTCGAGGACACGATCTCGATGGACAGGCTGCCGGTGGCGTCCGGTTCGACCTGCTTCGAAAGCGCCGCCACCACGCCGATCGAGCCGAGCATGCCGGTCTTGTCGGTCACGAGCTCGCCCGCGGACGAGGCGATCCAGTAGGCCGCCGAGGCCGCCGAGCCCGAGACGTGAGCGACCACGCGCTTGACGCCCCGCAGGGCGTAGAGCTGATCGGCCAGGGCATTGATCCCGGTCGGCGAGCCACCGGGCGAATCCACTAGGAGCATGATGGCGCCGACGTCCGCGCTGTCGCGGGCGAGCGACAAGTCCCGGGCCAGCATCGCCGTGGAGGCGCCGGTGCCGGACATCTCGGTCATCAAGTTGGCGCGCGGGAAGATCGGGCCGACGATCGGGATCACGGCCACACCCTCGCGGGTGAGCATGGCATAGCGGGCGCCGTCGAGGCGCTGCGCGGTCGGGCCGGCGGCGGCCTGCAGGTCGAGGCGGAACCAGTCCTCGCCCTCGGCGGCACGGCGATCGGCACGGCCGGCCCGGTCCAGGCTCGCGAGGCTCGCCATGAAGTGCAGGTAGTCGGGACGGATCGCCCACGGCTCGGCCGTCAGGGCGTGGAGCGCGCTGATCATGGTCACTCTTCCGGCTGGGTCGGCGCGGGGGACGGCTTCGGCGGCGGCTCGCTGCCGCCAGGCGCGGCGTCGGCCGGCGACGCCGGCTTGACCGCGTTCCGCCCGTCGCTGGTGTAGGCGAGGCCCATGTCGTCGGCCCGCTCGTTGTCCGCCTGGTTCTCGGCGTCGATCGTCTCGGCGTCGAAGCCGCCCTCGGCGACCTTGCGAGCGCGCGAGGAGAGACCCGCCTGGATCTCCTTCGTCTTGCCCTCGACGTCCTGCACCGGGTGGATGTACGGCCAGGCCTGCGGCACCCAGTTCGCGGCGTAGACCGCAGCACGCGGCATCCCGGCCGGCGGCTTGAGGGCGCCCGACATGATCGCGAGGTCGATCCACCGGCGCCAGACCGGGCGGCAGAACTGGAACACGACCTGGTGGTGCTGCAGCGCCTCGACGCCGCGGCGGAAGTCGTTGAGCGCGGCGCGCAGCGTGCGATCGTCCAGCGTGCTGTAGTCGCCGCTCAGGATCTCGTAGAGCAGGCCGCAGGCCGCCGCGATCTGCCGCTTGGCCTCCCGGACGAACATGTCGAAGTTCGGCCCGACGTCCTTCGGGTCGGAGAACTGCACCTCCTCGCCGTCGGCCAGGACTTGCAGGGTGCCGGGCTCGAATTCCAGCGACACGGCACCATCGTCGTCCGCGCCGTCGGTGCCGAGCGGGCCGGAGCCGGCCGGGCTGTCCGCGCCCTCTTCCATGGACCGCTTGATGAAGCCGACGAGGCGCGTCGTGTTCTTCTTGCGGACAAGTTCGGCGTCGAGGTAGCCGTCGAGGTCGTAGAGCGTGCGTAGCGCTCGGGCGAGCCAGGGTTCGCCGCGGTCCTGCCCGGGGCGCATCGCCCTGTAGAGGTGCGCCACGTCGTCCGCCGGCACCTCGGCGAGTTCGAGGCCGGCCGGCACCATCACGCCGTCGCCCGGGTGCTCCCGGTAGAGGAAGTAGCTCTGGCGCCGCCCGATCGCGTTGTAGCGGATGCCCTGGCGGATGTTGCTGCCGGGCTCGGTCTTGAGGTGCGGGCAGTGGTCACCCTCGAGCACCTGCAGCTGGAGCGGCACCGACAGGCCGTCCGAGAGCAGACGGGTGCGCAGGCGGGTGAAGGTCTCGCCGCCCTCGACCATGCCGCGCACCGCGATGGCCTGCAGGCCGTAGAAGTCGTGCGCGCCGATGCTGTCGGCCTCGTCGGTCCAGGCCAGGAATAGTGCCTGCAACCCAGCCCGGAACGCGGCATCCTCCTTCTTGATCCGGCGGGCCTCGGCCTTCGACAGGCCCTCGGTCGCGCGCGCCGCGGTGGAGCGCGGCACGATGCCGGTGCCGACGATGTTCGACACCAGGCGTTCGACCGCGGCGCCGGCATAGGGGTTGCGCCGGGTCTGGTCGCGGCTCTTTCGCCGCAGTTCGTCGAGCGCGTAGGTGATCGCGCTGTTCGGGCCGTAGCTACCGACGCGCCAGGAGCGCGAGCGGCGACCGCGCCCGCCCGCGACATCGTAGGCCGGGGCCTCGAGCATGCCGGCCGGCTCGCCGTCGAGGTCCATGGCGACCGGCGCGACGTACTGGCCGGTGCCCTTGACCCGGAATCGGACCGGCGGGGCGACGCTCACCACCCGCTGCGCCCCGTCATCACGACCTGGGTGGTGCGCCGCACGACCGTGCCGCCGGTCGCGGCCACCAGCGCGGCGATGTCCCGGTCCAGGTCGCGCAGCGCCTTCTTCATCTCGTCGTAGCTGCGGTAGGTCACGCGACCCGTATTGTCGGCGCCCTCGACGGTGAGCACGCCGCTCGCCATCGCCGCGCGCAGCTTCACCCGCTGGGCGCGCAGCTTCGCGAGTTCCTGTTCCGGCGTGTCGGCCATGCTCACCTCGTGGGCCTGTTGTTGACCCGGCTGCGCCGGACGGCGCGTCGCTGCAGGTTCCGCGCGGCCAGCGTGCCGGCGGAGACCGCGGGCGGCAGCGGCGCCTCGTCGATCGTCGGGCGGGCCCGCTCGATGCCCAGCGCCGCCTCGAGATCGCGCCAGTGCAGTTCCCGCCACCGGTCCCAGCCGCGCATCGCCGCGAGGCCGCGGGCGTAGTTCGCGCAGTCCAGCACCTCGTTGCGCCGGCCGCCGATCGGCACCCATTCCCGGCGGGTGCGGCCGCGCGTGACGTGGGTAACCAGTTCCTCGGCGGTCAGCTGCTTGACCTGATCCTCGGGCACGTCGCGCGGCAGGTGCACGAAGCCGGCCGGGAAGGGATTGCCCTCGGCCGGGCGCTGCAGGGCGAGGCAGCCCATCAGCTCCTGCTTGGCGAACGAGGCGCCCACCCGGATCGTCTTCAGCCCGCGCCGCAGTTTCTTGCCGGCGGGGGTGGTGTCCTTCGCCCCCACGCCGAGGAAGGCCGACGCGTAGCTGTCCTGACCGTCGACCGCGTGCACGTTGCCGCGCCCGCCCTGCGAGCGGACGAAGGCGTAGACCTCGGCGGTGAAGCCGCTCGAATCGATGCCCCAGTCTCGCACCGCCATCTCGGCGCCGGCCTCGTGCTGCCACGTCTCCCCGAACATGGCTTCGAGGTCGGCCCAGACCTCCGGCCGGTTCGTCGGTCCGGGCAGCACCCGATGCTCGACCAGCCACCGCTCCCGGTTCCGGCCGAAGCCCCAGACCCCGACCTCGAGGCGGTCCTTCTGGACGTCGACCCCGGCAAACAGGATCAGCGCTGCCCGGCAGACCGTTCCCGACAGGAAGGTGTCCCGCCGGGCGTAGACGTCGTGCCAGTCCGGCGCGTCGGCGCCCTCCTTCCACGTGCGGGCGAGCTGGGTGTTGAAGAAGGTCCGCAACGTCTCCGGCCCGCGTCGCAGCGCCCTCGCGAACTTCGTCACCGTCTCCCGGATCGTCTGCTTCGGCGCGTAGAGCTTCGAGGCGACGCCGCCGGCATGGTCGTTCGGCACGGCCTGCCCGCCGCAGTGCCGGCAGAGCGCCCGCCGCACCCCGTGCGCCAGGGGCGCCCACCGTTCCGGCGTCTGCGGCTCACCGCAGCAGGTGAACGACCGGGTCTGCCGCCACTCGATGCGCTTCAGCGCGACGAGGCGCTGGGCCTCGGTCCATGGCCGCTCGCAGGCCTCGCACTCATACCGCGCCGTGTGGGTATCGATCTTGCCGGCCTCGTCCTTCTCGAACCGGACCCGCTCCCATTCCAGCGACTGCCATGCACCGCAGCCCGGGTGCGGGCAGCGGACGAAGGCCTTGCGCTGGTCGCTCTCCTCGTAGCTCGCCTCGATGGCCGAGCGCCCGGCGATCGTCGGCGAGCAGGCCACCACCGTCAGGCTGTTCGCCTTGAACTCGGCCTGCCGCTCCTCGGCGAGGTCGATCGGTGGCCCCTCTCCACCAGCGGAGAGGGGGTACTTGTCGATCTCGTCGCAGACCAGGAGCCGGATCGGCCGCATCGCGAGGTTGGTCGGGCTGTTCGCGCCCACCAGGGTGATGTGCCCGCCCGGGAACTGCTTGTGCGACAGGGTCGCGCCGGCGTCCCGGGACTTGGCCTCGCCGAACAGGTCGGTCAGCACCTTGGTGTCCCGGATCATCGGCGCCAGCCGGTCCTTCGAGAAGGTCTCGGCCGCGTCGTCCTTCGGGAACACCCCGAGCATCGGGCAGGGATCGACGTGGGCGAAGCGGCCGATGACGTTCTCGATGAGCGTCGTCTTGAGCAGCTGCGTGCACGCCATCAGCGTGATCTTGCTGACCCCGGGCTCGGTCGCCCAGAGCATCGGGCCGCGGGCCACCTCGACCCGCGACACGAAGAACTTGCCGCCGTTCGAACTCTCCTTGCTCAGCTTCCGGTACCGCTCCGCCCACTGCACCACGTCGAGGTTCGGCGGCGGGGTCATGCCGCGCCGCCAGGACCGGCGCAGGCTGCCGACGTCAGCCGGTCTCAGGGGAGCCGAGATCGGGGCTGCTGGGCTCGCCAAGCTCGGCGAGGTGCTGTTGGACATAGCTGGCGAGGACCTGGGTCAGCGTCCGGGCATCGACCTTCAGCGCGTCCGCCATCTCGATGCCGACCCGGGCCGGCCACGCGAGCCAGGCGTCGCGCATCGCCCGGGCCTCGTCGAAGAAGGCGGCCTCGGCTTCGGCGCGGTCCACTAGCTTGCCCTGCTTGGTCAGGTACTCCTGCCGGCGGAGCAGGCCGAGGTGGTTCTCCTTCCGCTGCGCCGCCGCGGCGAGCGAGAGGTTCGGGTTCTCCGGGTCGAACTCCGGAGGATCCCCCGGTTCATCGTCAGGCTCGGGCGGGGGCGCCTGCCGGGGCGGTGCGCCCTGGCTCGCCTTGCTCGGTTGCGGCGCCGGGCGCTCGCGGGGATCGGGCTCGGCCCTCGGGATGGCGCGGATCGGGCGGTGTGTCGTGCCGCCCCGGTTCGTGGCCGGCCTCTGGTCGAGGTTCCATTCGGTAGCCTCGACCTCGACCCGGCCATCGGCGGTGACCGCCAGCAGGCCCTGACCCTTCCACTTGGTGACGATCGCCTTCGAGACGCCGCGGTGCCGGGCGAACTCGGCCTGGGTCATCGTCGAAGAGCGTTCACTCGGGGCGTTCACCGTTCACCGTTCACGGGTTTTGGCACCCTGGCGCTAGGAAACTCGGGGGCCCCGACCACCCGTATAGGTCCGGAGGCCCCAGGGGCCCTGACACTTCGGGGCGGGGCAGGTCAGTCCCCACCACCGCCGCTCGACCCGCCGCTGTCCGACGCCGAGGAGCACGACCCACTGTCGCTCGACCCACCCCAGGACGATCCGCTGTCGTGGTGGCTGTGACAGGACGAGGTGTCGGGGGCGGCATGCCCACCGTAGAGCGGCGACAGGGGGCTGAGCGGGCTGAGGATCATGCCCGAGGGCGAGGCGGGGTTCATCGGGCTGTCGTCCCATGAGGAGCGGGAGGTGCGAGACTCGGGCGCGTCCGGCAGCCTTGCGCGGCGGAGCCTGTCTTCCTGCTCCCGGCGCCTCTGCTCTTCCTCACGTCGCCGTTTGCTGAACCAGCCGAACATGACGACCTCGCCTGTGCTTCGACAAATTTCACCTCATCTGCGCTTTTACTTTTGACGCCACAAGTAATGAGAAGTACAACATAAGCACAGACAGAGGAGAGACGCAGATGACCAAGACCAACCCGGCCCGCACCCACCTCGTCATCAACACCCTGACCAACCAGAAGCAGAGCCAGCCCACTTCCCGCACCCTGGCCGACACGATGGCCGCTCAGCTGAACGACCTGCTCAAGGTCTCGGTCTTCGTGGTGGTGCCGGCGGGCTGGCAGGGGGTGGGGCTCAACTGAGCCCCCTCACCAGGGCGGTATGGCTCATCACCCCGCCTTGAGGCATCAGAAAACAATCCTAAGATGATGCGGATATCCACAGGCCCGTTAGGGTTTGCCATCCACTCTGGAATTCAGCCTCCCCGAGTGGCTGGCGGGTTGGGCTCCGACATCCTGCGGACGTCCTTTCCAGAGTCCAACCCGCCTTTTTTTAATGCTGCTGAAAGGCGCCGAGATCCCAAGTCCCGGGCTGCGCCTGAGACCGACCTGCTGCGAGCTGCCAAAGCTAACGCACGGCAGGTGCAGAGCAACCTACCGTACGGACGTCTTCGAATATCATGCCACGTCCTTGAATTTCAAGCCTAAGTTCCGCGCGGCCTTGTGGGTGCAGGTCGCCGAGTACGGTAGCGCCCCGATCGCGACCAAGTGCCGGATCAGGGGCGGCACCTCCATCTGCGGGTCGGTCTGCCTGAGCGTGGCGTCGAACTCGCCCCGCAGGATGCGCAGGCGCAGGTCTTCCACCTCGCTTTGGGCCAGTACCGCCCACCGGTCCGACGCACCCCTCACGATGCGCTCCAGGCCGTAGATGCCGGCGATGTGCTGCGTGGAGCGGTCGAGGCCGAACACCACGATGCGGGCCATCAGGGGGCGCTCGGCGATGATCCGCTTGCGGTTCCGCACCCGCCAGAACCTGAGCATCGGCAGCACCGTGTCCACGCCCCTGCGGGCCATGGCGTCGCGCACCATGACCTCGCAGCCCGGATTGGTCACGCCAGCATGCCAGCGGACCGGGTTCGGCTCACCGGCGGCTTGAGCCATCGCTGTTTCCCGGCGGCTATCCCGGGGCCAGCGGCAGCGGTCACCCAGCCGCAGAGCAGGTGTGGCGGGCAGCACCGGCGCGTCCGTCGCTTCACCGGCGGCCTGGGCAAGAGCGATTGAGCGGCGGGACATCAGGAAGACCTCTGGGTTGTACGAAGGGAGAGCGGCAGCCCGTCAGCTCCACCAGCGGTCCTTGTCGTCGCCAATGCCGTCCCAGGCTTTGTCCATGATGGTCGCGCGGTAGCCGTAGTGGCGGGGATCCATCTCGGCGACGCGCTCAAGCGCATCGCGCATCGCGTCAGTGCTGCCGCTCAAGCGGAAGATCTGCCGGCCAAGATGAATCACCGTCTCTCGCAGGCCGTAGCGGATTGGGTCGGCGAGCATCTCGCCCAAGTCCGCCTGCCGAGGGGGAAAGCTCGCCAAATCATCGAAGCTGACAAAATTCGCGCGCAGCGGGGTTTCACTCGGCTGCGCATCTCGCTTGGCATCATGTGCGATGATCGCGCTCAGCAGCGTGTCGAGCGCCTTGTCGATGGCAGGCAGTTGGTCGATGGCAACGGATTTCGTGGTCACGCTCATGGCATAACTCCTCTCTGATTTAATCGAATTACCGGACGACCGGACGACCCGGACGACTTTCAATAGAAGGTGTATGCGCGCACACACGCGCGCGTGCGCATTACCGCTCGTTGGAAAGTCGTCCGGGTCGTCCGGTCGTCCGGTGGCTAAGCTTGCTCGCGGACCCATGGGATGTTTCCTTTGGTGTCCTTGCGGTCGGCCCGCTTCCAGCCCAACCGCTGAAGTGTCGCGGTGATGCGGTTCTGATCTGCGCGACCGATCCTTGGGGTTTCGATCATCAACCCCCAACGGGCCACATCACCCACAAGAACACTCGACAATTCGGCGACGTAATTGCGAATTGGAGACTCCCATACGTCTGCCTCGAAGCGGCTTTCCTGCTCCGGCCGAATGTACTCGGCTTCGAAGGCCTCGTCAGGCCACCACCGATTACCAGCGCAGTAACGGCGCACCGCCTCGGCGAAGAGCTGATCCCGGTCCCGCGCCAGCGCATCCGTATCGACGCGGCCGACCTTGACCGGCCAGTACCGGCGCCCGCCGGTCTCGTCGCGCAGGTATGCGCTCTTGTTGGTCGTCCCGACGAACACGCACTGGCGCGGCTGGATCACCTCCTTGCGACCGTAGCTCGGGCGGTATCGCTCGACGGGTCGGCTGATGAAGGCCTTGAGCGCCGCGTTCTCGGCCTTCGACATGGCCGACATCTCGGCGATCTCGATCAGCCACTTGCCCGGGAGATGCTGCGATACATCCTTGCCGGCCGTGACGTCGGGCAGGCTGTCGGAGAACCACTCTCCACCCAGGATGGCGCACGCCGTCGATTTCCTGGCACCCTGCGGGCCTTCGAGCACCATCATGTAGTCGGCTTTGCAGCCAGGCTCGAATATCCGCGCCACCATGGCGATCAGGAACATCGCCCCGATCCCGGCGGTGTACGGCGTCTGCTCGGCGCCGAGATAGGTCGACAGCCACTCTGACAGGCGCTCCCGTCCGTCCCAGGCCAGCCCTTCGAGGTGTTGGCGGACCGGATGAAAGGCGCGCTCGACGGCGCGGTAATCGACGGCCTGGTGGGTGATCTCCTTGCCGAGCCGGGGCAGGCCGGCCTTCTGCAGCCACTCCTGCACCTGGCTGATGTCCGTGTCGGTCGCGAGCCGCATCGGCATCGCCTCACCCGGCGGCGAGCCCCATGCCAGCACGACACGACTGATCATCGTGGCGCACTGCATCTCGTCGTAACTGAAGACGTCGGCGAGTTCGGGCGCCGAGCGCAACGCCGCCATGGCGTTTGCCAGGACGGGCAGCGCCTCGCCCTTATCGTTCCGCAGGCAGTCCTTCCGCCAATCCGTGTCGCTCGTCTGCGCCGCCTGCGCCCCTGGTGCTTCCGCGTCGAACCAGCGCTCAGCCGTGGTATCCTGCGAAGCCGGCGCGCCGCAGCGGCCCCAGTCCCGTGACAGCACCCGCAGGGTAAGCCCGTCGAGCCCGCTGTGCTGCGGATACCCGAGCGGCCAGGCACAGACGACGTTGGCATAATCCTGCGCAGAGAAGCCATGCCGAGCCAGAGCTGCGGCAAGCACCGCCCGCCAAGCCGACCCGGACCCATCGTCGGGCGGGTCGATCGTGCCGTCCAGGATGCCGCGTAAGCGCCCATCCCGAGCCCCGGCGGTCACCAGCCGCGCCCTGAGCGCATCGGGCAGGACGTCGAAGTCGCCGTAGGAATGGGCCTCGTCAACGTCGATGTCGTCCATTGCGGCGCGGACCGCCGCAGCGGCCTCCTTGCGCTCCAGCGGGCCGGTCGGGGCGCAATAGGCGGCCAGCCGCTCGGGCGTGTAGGTGACGCCGCTACTGTGCGTGACCCGCACCACGCCGCCCATCAGCCCCTTGGCGAGCTTCTTCGGCGTCGGTAGGTTGACGGTGCCCGGCAGCCGCATGATGCGGTCGATGTTCTGGACCGCATCGCCCTTGAACAGCCGACCCAGCGTCCGGCTCTGATCCTCGGCCCACTGCCCGCCGGTCAGCGCCCCGATCTTCTCGTCGAGCTTCCAGAACCATTGCTGGCCGTTGCCGCTGTCGATCGATACCGTGGCGGGTAGGGGGCCGCTCTCGACTTCCTCGGCGCGCTGCGCCAGCTCGTGCCGGGCAGTCTCCCGATCGCCGTGCGGGTCGGCGTCGACGAACACGCAACGGATCGCCGCGATGTCGGCCTTCGTCAGTTTCTTGTGCGGCGCCCCGAGCTTCGGCTCGTTGACGCTGAAATAGAGATTTCGCTGGCCGATCCGCGGGCGGATCCAATCCGCCATCTCGTCCCAGGCCCCGGGTTCGAAGGTCCGGCCCTCGGTCGATCCGGTTTCGGGATGAAAGGCGTCGAGGTGGTGCCGGCCGATCGGGTCGATCAGCTTCAGGAACGCGATCGCTTCCTGCACACCGGAAGGGCGGTGCATGTTCATGGCAGCACCAACCAGTCGACAGCGGCCGTAGAAATCCACAAAATCGCTGAGGTTGACGGTTGTTGCTGGGGCAGATTTGCGCTATACATATGCCAGTCCTGCCAAGGGATTTCGCTCAACCCGTTCGCTGCGGGTGGGCATCAGAAAAGCCGGCTCCGCGCACAGCAGGGCCGGCTTTTTCATCTCTTCAACTGGGGCGGGGATTGTGGGGCTTCACGACACAGCTCCGCGTCGAAAGGGCCTGCACCGTAGCATGGCGTAGGCCGACAACACCAGACAAAACCTACAAAATGGACACGGGCGTGCGGCCGCTCGGCGTCGTTCAGTCTACCGCGCCATGCGGATCAGCTGGGTGAGATAGATATGATTGTACTGACGGCGCGGTCGATCACGAGGATGACCGCTGCCGATCCTGTTCCGCCAGGAACGCGCGATCGTTGGCCAAGATCTCCTGGATGCGGGTCGACGCCTCACGTGAAACGAGCTGGTTGACGCGCAGCCATGCTCGCGTCGGGTCGTCCGGGCTGATGCGCACCGACACTTCTGACCCATCCGGGTCACTCGCATTTCTGATGCGACTCGGGAGCAGATCGCTTTCTGGCACGCTGAGCGCCCGCGCGAGCCTTGTCAGATTCTGTCGGGTGGGCAAGGCCCGGCCACGAACGTAGCTCGATATGCCGTCCCGAGGGATGTCTGCCTGCCTACCCATCTCCGATTGGGTCCAGCCCTTCTCAAGCATGAGCTCGTAGAGGCGGCGACCGAACTGCTCCTTGACGATGTCAAGGGGAGTTGCGGAAGCCGCTTCTTTGCTCTTCGAGGTCATGAGGTTTGGGTCTCGGCCGGGCGCCGATCGCACCGCAAGACGCGTTCGGCTCTGTATGGCGTTTGTAGGTCATACAGCCGTACACAACAAGACGCGGGCTTGGCGTGATCGCCCGCCGTGCAGCTAGGGTGGGTGACGTCCGGCGGGGTCGGCCGCCGGTGCTATATCCGCCCAACACTCGCAGCCTATGATCGGCTCTCACCGCCCCTATCCGCGGTGAAATTGTCATGGTGGTGCTGCCGGACAGCTTCCGCCGGCTGGTTCTCGACGTCCATTGCATCAGGATTGTCGTCCGCCTCGTCGAGCAAGAGAACGATCTGATCGACGACATCGAGGGCGAGCCCAGCCAGACGCTCGAATTGCTCGCGGAGAATGGGCGCGGCCGGGATCCCGGCCGCTGTGCGGGGAAAGTGGATCACGTTGCTCACGCGGCCGCCTCCATAGACAGCCGGTGAAGCCACGCCTTTGTCTCGGCGGCGATCTCCGCGACCTCGTCCCATTCGCAGCAGTCAGCAGCGAAGCGGGCGAGACATGTTCCCCGCTGCTCCGCCTCGTAGACATCTGCAGGGTTGCGGCGTTTAAGCTCATCGTAGATCGCTTCACGCACCGATCCCAGGCGCTCGCCTTCGTCGGCCACCATGATCTCGCACGACCGGCCGAACCCGCGACTGGTGCTCATCGCAAGCCCTTTTCGGGCATGCTCGTAGACGTCATAAAGGGCGATCAGGTCCAGGAGCGTCTTAGCCGCCAGATCCATCCGCATCCGCCTTTTCTCCGGCGATGAAGAAGCTGCGTCGGCTTTGTCGACCGACAAAACGCCACCTTGCCTCACCCTAGACGCAAAGTTCGCTCGCGAGACTGCGTGCACTGACATGACATCCCCCTTGCGAGGCACCCCTTTAGCGTCAGCAGTATTGCTGCGCCTGCCCGGATTTGCCCGCAGGGGGGCATGATGTGCTTCATATTTCTCTTCACAAGGTCCAGACGCTGATACTTTGTCGCCCGTGGTTTCGCTGGCCTTACGCGAATTGCAGACTCGTTCGGTCGCCTCGCGGGTTCTCGCAGCACGTTCGCGGAGAGGGACGCCGGACGCATTGCCCTGGGGCGCCACGGGAGAGGCTTTACGGTGGCTCGCCATCGTCGATCTTCCCTCGGTTCAGAACGGGTGTAGGACGCCGTAACCGGCGATGGTGCCGGCCACGAGGATGACGGCCGACAGCAGTTCGCCGGTGCTATTCAGGAAGCGCAGGGCGCGGACATGCGGTGTATCCGGCCGCGTCGCAGAGGCGCCGAAGATAGTATCCCACGGGTCGATCTGATCGGACACGTCGAGCCCTTGCAGCGGCTGGCGGTCGGCGCGCTTGTAGCCGTGCGAAGAGAAATAGCTGCGGGCCTTGGGTGGCTGAGAGGTGACGGGCAGCGAACAACGCGCGGGGCCGCGTTCACCGGCGCGGGCCGGTGCTGTAGAATGACGGGTAGCCATGATCGTCCTCACGAGACGGTTGGGGTCAGGCTCGGCGGGAGGGGTAGGATCCTCCGGCCGAGCCGTTGCCTTGTAACGCCACTTACGTTACGCTTGGCCGCATCGATGTCAAGCCACTGGCGTTACATTTTAGATGGCAGAGCAACGCAGAAAGACCGCGACTCTCAATCTCCGGATCGATCCGGCGATCAAAGCGGCTGCCGACAAGGCTGCGGCCGAGGACCAGCGCTCGCTTACCTCGCTTGTCGAGAAGCTGTTGACGGATCACCTAAAGGCGAAGGGCTACCTGAAGTGAGCACGCGGACACCGGTATGCGGTCAGCCGGATCCCAAGCCTTCGCAGCCGGAAGCCGTCCGAGCCCTTGTGACCTTCGCTTTGGAGGTGGAGCGGACGAACGAGCAACACCTGGCGCCACTCAGTCCGGAATGATCTTTTCGCGGCCAGAGGTGATTGATAGACTCCGGTAAAGCAATTAAAGGCGACCGCGATGTCAATTTGCGTGTTTATCGATACAAGTATATTTTTAAGCTTTTACGCGACGACGCACGATGATACAGCTCAGCTTGAAGGAATTTATAAGCTTGTCGCAGACAAACAAATCAAGCTCATAGTTACTTCGCAGGTTGAGAGAGAGTGGTTTAGAAACAGAGATAACAAAATCGCTTCCGCCCTCACTGATTTTGAGAAGTTTTCCCTCAAGGAACCATCAATTCCGAGGTTCATGATGGGCTATCAAGAAACTAAAGATTTTAAAAAATATCTAACCGCCGCAAGGATAGCTCGAACAGCCGCTCTGAAAAAAGCAAAATCAGAAGCTGCTAATATTGCAACAAATGCAGATATCTTTATCGGAAAAATTATGCAATTAGCAGGCGTTTATGCCGAGACCGACGAAATTATCCGTAAGACTGATTTGCGACTGAAGCTTGGAGAGCCTCCTGGTAAATCAGATTCGTTTGGCGATAGATTAAATTGGGAAATAATTTTATCGCATGCGACATCTGGATGCGATTTGCATTTGATAACCAAAGATGGAGATTTTAGTTCTGTGTTAGAGCCTGGCAAGCCTCATGTTGTGCTTTCTCATGAGTGGAAAAGCAGAACAGGCTTCGGGGTCTATCTGCATTCAGAAATACGCAGCTTTTTAAGTCTTTATGTTTCTTTAGTGGTGGAAAGAGGAAAATTTGCTATCGAAAATGAAATTGCTACCTACTCACATCAAGTCGATATAGATAATCTAAGACTAATCTTTGATTACTCGAGGAAAAAGTATGAAGCTTTTGAAGAATTTCAAAATGCAAAAGATTTTGACGATGTTTGCCATGCTATAGAGATGCTTGACGCTCTAGATGGCGGACTTTTATCTGATGATTGGGCAAAAATCTGCCGGGGCGCAATAGATAACGAGGTCATATATGATAACGGATTAGATAATTACATACAAACATTCATTTTAAAGGCTATTTCTCGCGCTGGCCATCTATTGCTTGATGATGAGTATAAACTATGTATATTATATTTTGATGCTCCTGATATATTAGAAGAATATGCACCTGATGATGAGAACGCCGTGCCAGATTATTCTCAGATGGACATAGATAGACTTGAAGAAATTTACAACAAATATTAAATTTATAAAAATTTTCTTGGCGACTCATCGCTGCCATAACCAACGCTGTATCAAGGCGGCGCCGTACCAGCTGAGGTACCCTTTCCGCTAGTGCACTGACGCCCTCAAAAGGTGCACCTCACGCGAAAATTTCTGCAGCTGCCACAGTATGTTGGCTAGCGAGAGCCTGTTGCGAATGTCGGTGTCAGTGCACTAGCATGTTCAAGCGTAGTTTCGACGGCGCTATCGCTGTTACCGAGATTGCTGAGCATTAAGGCGCGTTCCATGCCGGCGAGACCCCCTCGCTCTTCCCCGGGCCTACCCCGACCGCTCTCTCGCGATGATGCATGCGAGCGGTGCGCAACGTCGCCTGATTTTTGGCGCCCGGCGGATAACTGGCTCGCTTTCAAGAACTAATCTTGATCTGCTGCCCTTACGTCGTACAGCATAATACCTGACAGAGAAGCGAGTGCGTCCGTTAAAACCTCAAACGCTGCGGTGCGCTCGTCAGCATTTAAGGGTAACAGAACGCGGTCCCCAGCCTCGACATCTAGAACAATCCCTTCGGACCCTTCACCCGTAACTTTCATCATACGCCCTTTCCCGAGCACCTCGGCTAGCCACTTGGCCCTAGCCTTCGCCCGATCTCAACTGGCCGTCGGCGCACGACTTGCGCTCCGATCATATCGCGACTGACCATCGTTAGCTGCGCGACGCCGCCGACGATATGATGCGGCTCCTCGCGCCCGCTCTGAGGCGCAGACACGCCCGATCTCACATGTCGTTTTTGTCTGTTTTTAACTCGACATATCCCTACAATCGCCCTACAATAGGTGCATCACTCGGGAGATTGGTATGACGCGTCCAGTGGATAAGGGTAAGACGTTCAAGTCATCGCTATGGTTGTCTCGTGACGTCGTGCTCGCAGCCGATGAGAAGGCAACACGCATCGGCTTCTCACGATCCAAGTATATCGAGCTTTTGCTGCGCAGGGACCTCGGCTTCGAGACATTCGATCAGCGTTCAACTGTCACGACTGACCGAGGAGAAGCCGCATGACCCTTGTCGATCGGCGGGCTACTACTGACACACCCCAATCATCGCGTTCGAACGTCCCGCCGCTCCACCCGGCCACGGCTTGGGCCGGCCTTCCCTGCGAGACGCGGGACGCCCTCGGCACCACGCTCGTCGACCTCGTGTTCCAGGACTTCCTCTCGGGGGCCGCCTACGCCGAGGAGGACCGGGTGCTCATCGACGACGATCAGCGCAGCGCCGCCATTGAGCGGGCCGAGGGCCTGCTGAACCGGATCTACGACGACGTCGCCGCCGCCCTGCCGGCGCTGTTCGGCCCGGCCGGCGAGAACCCGGCCTGGGTCGAGGACTACCGCGCCGGACGCCTGACCATCTCGAACGAAGGGGTGCTGTCGTGATCACCACCCACATCACCGACCCGCACGTCGCCTGCCGGCATCGCCTCCTGACCGCCTATGCCTGGTTCGTGGCTGCCCGGCCGATCGAAGGGGGTTCGAATCCCACCTCTTCCGCCCACAAATCCGCGCTGGCGGTGAACGAGGCGCGGCGCGAAGAAGTCCTGCGCATCCTCGCCCTGCCGGCCCCGGTCACCCCGGACGGTCTGCGCGTCACCGGCCTGGCGATGGCGATAGCGGCCGAGGGGCGCGCCGCCGACAGCGACGCGGGCCTGTACCTGACCCTTGCGGCCCGCGCGATCCTGGGCGCCACCGGGGAGAGCCTGCCGCCGGGGTTCACCGGCTTCGGCGACGAGCCGGGTCACGATGACCGTGACCGTGCGGCCTGGACCGGCAGCGGATCGCTGCCCGCCTGGGCCCAGGCCGGCAAGGTCGCGCCGGACGATGCCGACTTCATGGTGGAGGCGCGGGCATGAACGCGATCGGTCGCATTCCTCCCACCCGCGGCCTCGTCGGGATCGACGTTTTGCTGATCGATGGACGCGCCATCCACCTCGATGACATCCCGACCGCCGAGGAGGGGCGCCAGCTGCTGGCGGTCCTCGACGGCGAGATCGCCCAGATCGAGGACCAGCTGTCCGCCGCCGACCTGCGCGGCGCGGACCCGGAGTGGCGCCGACGCGCCACCACCGCGCACAAGCGCAAGCGTCGCATCCGCCCGCGGCTGCAGGAACGGATCGGCACCCTTCGGCGAGCCGAGCGGGACCAGGCGCATGCCGCCGACACCCTGGCCGCCTCTTCCGCCAAGGACGGCCGGCGACGCGCCTTCATCCTCGCCGCCCAGGAACTCCTCAGCCACGAGGTCGTGACGGAGGTCTGGGCACGCGCGGCCGAGATGAAGCCCGACCTGTTCGTGGACGGCATGGCGTCGGGAGGATCGGCATGACCGGAGCCGATCCCATCCTCGCGGCCATCGCCACCCACCGCGCGGCCTACGACGCGTTCCAGGTGGCGCCCGACGGCGAGGCATCCATCCTCGCCGAGGAGGCCTACCGCGAGGCCGGCGACGCCCTGGTCACGACGGCCTGCACTACGTCGGCTGGCGCGATGGCGCTCCTCGAGCACTTGCGCTGGTGGCTCGCCGAGGAGGTTGCGTTCGCTGACAGCTACGGCTCGACCTATAGGGCCGCGCAGGTCCGCGTCGCAGATCTCACGGTACTCGCTTGCGCGTGGTGGCCGGCGGTGGGCCATGATCCGATCCACCGGGCCATCGCCACGGCCGAGACCGCGGAGGCGGCCCATACCGCGGCGCTGTCTGGCCTCGACGAGACCGACGATGGGCAAGTGCGTCGCGCCAACGCCGCGGCCGATGCGAGTTCGGCGGCCTTCCAGACGCTGACCACTATCCTGCCGACCACGCGAGCCGGACTGTTCGCCCTGGCCGAGTTCTACGCCCGGGAGAGCGAGGAATTCGAGCCGATGTGTGCGGGCGGTCAGTACCTGCAGCACCTCGCGGCCGCCCTGCGCGGCAGTGATTCCACTGCCCTGATTTCGGGTCGCTTGCCGACAAAAGCTGCGTCAGATCAGCAGCTTGTATCCCTGATTCCGCAAGCGTCCGCACACGTCTTTTCATCGGCGAGGGCGCAGTGACGAACCGCCGCCCGATCGCCGCGCTGATCCTCGCCGAGGTCCACCCAGGCCAACCAGCTACCCCGAAGCCCGAGATTGCATGGCTCGGGCCGACTGACGTGCGGATCGTCGCCTGGGGCAACCTGCTCGCGCTCGGGCTCCACGCCGGAGTGATCGCGGCGTTGTCGCTCAACCGCACCCACCCGCTGCACGCCTTCGCTCTGACCGGCGATGGCGCACCGATCCACCCGTTGGCCCGCGGCCGCAGCCGCGTGCCGCTCGAAATGCCGCTCATTGAGTGGCGAGGCCCCCGCCCCACCGCCCCGGCCACAGAACAAGAGGAGGGGTAGATGCCGCGTGCTCCCAACCCCCGGATCGTCCAACCCACCGCGAGGACCGAGCCTATGAACACGTCGTTCCTCCTGCTGGCGCAGTACGGCGGCGCGGCCGTGATCCCGATCAGCCTCGTGTGCCGGGACTACTTCTCACACCTCACGCCCGAGAAGCTGATCCGGAAAATCTCGGCCGGCGAGATCGCGCTGCCGCTGGTCCGCATTGAGGAGAGTCAGAAATCGGCTAAGGGCGTGCACCTCAACGACCTAGCGCGCTGGGTCGATGACCGGGCTGAAGCTGCGCGCAAGGAGTGTCGTCAACTCTGTGGCTAATTACTATCTCATGAATCGAAAAAACTGAGGTGGTGGTACGTTAAGAGGCATGCCGCGCACTTCACTAAGTCTGGGGCTTGATAGGCCCCTCAGCAGAAGTCCAATATCATTCATGACTGATCTCGTTGAAGCAAAAGTATTATGATTCAGTCCTAAAAATTCTTCCCCTATAGCGGTCACATCGATTGACTCTAGGCCTGGAAGTATAATTGGTTTGTCGTCTATTATATCTCCTGCTCTTGCGATCCCTCTAGTGAGCATTTTAGACAAGGTAAGTGCCCTATCGGAAGAGGAGGCGTATAGAGTCATCTTCGAGACAATGCTTTTTGCCTTCGGAACGAGCGATATGAATTGGTCTTTATCGATATCTGGCGCGGCCATAATGAGATTATCGATGTGCAGCGACTCGTGCGATAGTGAATAATTTGCTAATGCATCAAGAACAACAACATTTCCCATAGAATGTGCAATTACATTGATATTATCGATTTTAAGATCGTTACGCAGGTGTCTCAGAAATTGGATAAAAGCATCGCGCGCACCATAAGCGCTGTCCTTATCATAGAGATAGTCAGTCGTTTGCCCATTTGACGGCCAAGAAAACAGAAACACGAGTCCATCGGGGTGAACGTCCCATGCAATTTGTGCAGTCCTATATATAGCAGACCGAAAATCTGTATTGAATCCATGCACAAATACAAGTGCGTTTCCGCCCGGTTTTTCGAATAATTTATTGTTAACATATTTATCGAATTCGCTTATTGGAACGTCGTAGACTGATTTCAATGAGAAGTGCTTACGTTCATCTAATTCTTCGTTACGGAGATTTATGCCAAATATGGAAAAGTATGACGGAAGTTCAACCTTGCCGATTTTATGATCTTCTGGAATGCGTACTCGTGCTAAGCCATATATATTATCTTTACCTCTACTGCCGCTAAAATAGGCATCTGATTTGGTAGGAGCGCGTTCGCGCGTCGTGACAAAGGGTATTTCTATAATGCGCTGAGATTGCCCTGTAGATTTATCTATTGTCTCATCAGGAGCATACGCTAAGGCTTGAGGAGGAAGCGGTGCGGAACCGACTTTTATATCTATTTTGGGCTTCTGAGCACCGGCTAAAAAATCGGCATACTCTTTTTGCCGCTTTTCTTCCTTTGTTGATGCGCTATCATCGATTTTCGTTCCGATACTAGCGCTTTCTTTCCCGCGTTTGGATGGCGCACCTATGTGCTTGATAGAGTCTGATGGCGGGGCATACTGATAGTTTCTGCTTGTATAGCCGTTTTTATGCCGAATGGTTTTGTCATAGTCGATGACATCAGGGCTATCCATTGCCTCTTTGTAATCGGATTTAGTTTTACGGCTGACTTGACGAACCTTTACACGAATCTGCTCTGGCAGCTTTTTCAGAGTAAATTCTAATAATTCAGCGCGCAGAATTATACCATTTTCTTTATTCTGATAAAATTTCCAATCGGATTGACCATTATCGTGCTTTGCTATGGCACTGACGATGTTCCAATTTCTACCTGGAGATAGGCGTACATAAACTTCTTTTACATCTCGAGCTGCAGTAATTGAAGTCTTCGTCCGACTATCAATTTTAGCTTTGATTTTCCTTAGCGCTTTCTGCGTCGGTCTATCAATCATAGTATTTGATATCGTACCATCTTCGGACGAGACGCTTGCGATGATGGATTGGATTAGATCTGGAATATTATCTTGTGACGCAGATAGGCATGTCCCTGTCGAGATCAGCATGCTCGCGCAGACAGCGACCAACATTGGAAATATGCGCATGGATTTCACGCTAGTATGATCGTGGCGGCAGCATACCTTGGGCGAGACGGACATGTCTACACATCTGAATCCCTCGGCGCGACCGAAGCTAGCCAGCGCCAGCCATCATATTTATCCCCGCCCTGCCGGATGTGTGTGTATCGCTGAAGTGATGACCAGCTTTTATGGCCTGAAACCGATGCCGCCAGTGGTACCGTCCGTCCTAACTCGAACAACCGTGAGACACCCTCGTGGCGTAGATCGTGGAATGTGAGGTCGTCGATCCCCAGAAAGGCGCAGGCCCGGGTGAAAGCGGCCGAGATCGCGTCCGTGGTGTAGGGGAAAATCGCTTCGGCGGCGCGCGGCTGCGCCTGGATGATCCGAAGCGCCTCCGGCGGTAATTCGCACCAGACGTCGTTCCCGATCTTCTGCCCGGGGTTCTTCATGTCCCGGACGAGTACGCGCGATCCCTCCTCGTCGAGGTCGACCCACGCGATGCGGGTGATCTCCTCCTGGCGTCGAGTCGAGAAGAGGGCAAAGGCTACGATCGCCTGCATAGGCACACTGCCAGGCCGCCGGTGTCGGACTCCGCCAAAGTGCTCCATCAGCGTGTCGAGTTCGCCGAGCGTTGGCCGGCGGCTGCGCATCCTCGACTTGGCAACAAGACCCAGCTTGGACGTGACCTTCCGGGCGTCCTGCATGCTCGCGGGGTCGAGCTGATAGCCCCAAGCCGCCTGTGCGATCGAGAACACGCTCCCGAGGTGGGCGAGGTAGTTCGCGACGGTCTGCGGCTGCCGTCCGGCGGAGAGTTCGGTGGCGAAGGCGACGACGTCGGCGCTGGTGATGGTCGAGCAGGGCTTGTCCGCGATGTCGAACGTCTTGATCGTCTTCAGCACCTGGGCTTTGGTGCGGCCCAGCGCCCGGCGGCTCTCGGCCACGTACCGGTCGATCGCCGCGCCCAGCGTCGGGTCCTCGGCCTTCTTGCCCGACACCGCTCCGGGCGCGGAAAGTTCGCGTTCTCGCTTCGCGATCCACGAGTTGGCCGCCGCTTTGCGATCGAACGTCTTCGTCTCGCGATGGGTGGCGCCATCCTGCCTGATCACCACCTGAGCGTGGTACCCGACAGACCCGTCCTTGCGCTTGCGTTCGACGATGGTTCCCAC